CTTGGATATCTACAATCGAGGGCACCACGAAGTTGCGCAGCCTTTTGACAGTGATACTGGTGAGCTGTTCAGTGATGTAGCACACGCCTTGGCCTGGGCCACACGCCATTTCCCCGACTACTTCAATCCTTGATCACATGGTACCGGTATCGGTGATACCGTTGGCAGCGAATGCCCACGCACGTTCCCTGCACATCCAACACTGACCGCAACGCTTGGTATCTACTAGAGAAGTTTCGCTGCAAGAATGAGTTAGTTCGGCAACTTCGTGGAATCCTACGCCGTATGCCAGCTCTACTGTGTCTTTTTTAGTAAAATCAAAAAAAGGTTGTATGTATCTGTCAGACGTGCTCCTGACACGTTCGGGCCCATTCCAGATGTGTATTGGATTTGTAGTGTCCCCCAACAGCAGATGATCACACTCGTTCTTGGCCTCTAGCAGTCCACTCAGTACCTGCTTACTGTGATGTAGGTCCGGGTTGCCGACTAGTGTGATATTCAATTTGCTGCCAAACCGATGATTCATCCACTTGACTATTCGCATGGCATGTTGCACACTACCATCATGACTTGGCACATTGAATACTCTAAATTTAGTAGACAGTCGGTGCTGCTGAATCAATAGCAAGCAAACAAACAAAAGTACAGAACTATCAACCCCACCACTGGCAAGTATACCGATGTTTTTATCGCCGGACAATATTGGCAACACCTGTTGCCTGACTTGATCGTAAATCATACAACAGGTGTTGTTTGTGCCCGTATGGCAATCTCTATTTTGTTAACTACTTCAGGTAAACACAGTGTTCGCCATACTCCGGGATGTAATGGTCTGGGATACTGATCTAAGGGTGTCCAAGCATATCCAATATGCTCTTCATTTAATTCAGGGAGAAACTCTTGTTCAACTGTGATTAAAAATGTCGAATAGGTAAAGTTTTCGTTGGTGCTGGTAAATGTTTCTATAGGCACCAGTTTACATCCACGTATAACTCCGCCCAATTCTTCTACAATTTCTCTAGATAGAGCAGTACTGGCCAATTCACCTTCTTCAATTTTACCACCAGGCAAGCCCCAGGTATTAGCATACCGGCTGCCGGCACGCAGTAAAAACAAATAGCGATTGGTTTTGGTGCAATAGATCAGCGCACCGGTACCTTGTATCACAGCACCAATCTCCAATCGGCAGCTAGATATACACCTTCTACACTCTTGGTCCATGCACCTGCTTCCCATTTGTATTGCGAGCCAGTGGTCAAATTGGTTACATATTCCACTGAGGTTGCTGCCGCTGCTGCAAACACCACAGTCCAGTAATTTCCATTGAATTCTATAATATCGTTGGCCTCAGCAACCAACGTTGGATAACCTGTATAGTTCCATGCCGGAGCAGACTCGGTATCATCGGTGTTACCGACAGCATGCAGCAGCAGGTACCTGGTACCAGCGTTGAGATTTGCTAAATGTGTATCTACATTTACATTTTGTGGATTTATGATTGCATCTATAGCATCTATGGTGTTGGCCGGCAATGTATCCCCAAACGGTGTGTACAACAGTAGGCTATCATCGGTGGGGTGTAGGGCAATCACTCCCACCACTTCTGATCCATTTGCCTGTAACAATCTAATCTGTGTGCTACCGTTAACGATGGCCCCGTATTCTTGGATCAATGCAGCCCATTGATGTCGCATACGCACATTAACATCATGGGACAATGTTACATCGGTTGCAGTGATATCATTCTCCCGGGCCAGTTTTAGTGTATTTCCGTGGTAAACTACGCTGTAATTTGAGAATGTAATAACCTTTTGGGTCAACAAATCCAGGGTACTTGCTCCGCGAACGCCGGTCCAATTTGCTGTAGCACCACCGGGATCATTTAGTCCGTTGTTGCTCAAACTGCCAATTGACAAGTCAGTCAACTGTCCTTGAGTATCAAATATAGAATTTACAATGGCCTGTATAACGCCCAGTTTCTTGATCTTGGCAGGTGGGCTGATCCATATGGGCAATTCAAAAGTCAATGAAGCAATGTCGATTGTATCTTCAGTTCCGGCCGGAACACTGCGATTACTCCAATCAATTCCAGTCAGCAGCACATAACTTAAACTGGTCCAATCGATATAGTTGTCGGTGCTTTGTATTTCAAATGCAGGATTGAACAGTACCATGATCTGTTCTAACAGCATCAGCTTCTGTTCGGTATTACTGGTCCAAACATCTACCTTGAGTGTTAGTCGATACGGCACCGGCATCAGGCGTTCCACAGTAAATGTATCTCCCTGTTTGCCGTTTGGTGATCCTGTTACCGGATCAACTCCTTGAGTGCGCACATTTATTGTACTTACAAAATTGGGCTCTTGTGTGCGCTTCTGATCGTAGTTCAGTGCATTGATATGCACAGCTATGGCTGGTACACTTTTTATGGCGTTTTCACTATTGCTTCTCAGTATCTGGCTGGCTTGTCGACTGGCGTCTCCATAAAACACAGGAACGGTCTGAAGTACCTGTTCGCCATTGGGTCCGGCTCCCAACTCAACTTGAAAGTTGCTGAGTATACGAATGAATTGTTGTAGGAATCGACGGATCTGTCGATCGTAAAAAAACGATGTTCTGTAGCTGGTCATTAATTATCCGCCTTGGGTTTCAGGGCCTGACTCAAGCCTTGACTTTCTTTCTGCACTCGACCTCTAGAGTCAACAAAGGTATTACTATTGTTAGTAAAACCACTCTTGAGTGTGTGATTGTTGGGTGCACCGGGCGTCAAGCTGGTGCGTACAGCATCTTCGACCTTGACCCATCGACGCCCATCATATCTAAATAATCTGTTTGGGGAATAGTCAACACGTAAACAAAAATCACCATCTTGTGGTTCAATTGGGAAACTGATTCCTGTGGCCACCGGTAGGCTGTTGGGCGGGAGACCATCGCCAGTTAGATATCCCGATACCTTTTTATCGGGAGTGACTATGGCTTTATCGGCAGTGATAGATCCATCTGCGGTAAGTGCATTGTCTGCTGTCAAGCCCAGCGGATCACCAAGAGTCTGTTTAGTGACAGTACTATCTCCCACCTCGGAAGTTTTAGTAGTCACAGCCGCGGTGTATATATTGGAAGTATCATACCCACTGTATGGTAAATCAATTTCTGCTTGTTCGATAATGGCTCGATTGATGTCGTTGTATTTGTTATAGGTGCTTAGTAATTCGCCCAATGTACCAACAGGAACTTCGTCGCCAGCAGCATTGGTTGTGGTTTGCATTTGATTTATGATATCTTTATACTCTTGACTGTCCACTAAGGGATTGATTTTGCAGCGCCATAGATGTGGCCACCAAGTTGGGCTGTAGCCTTCGCTGCTTTTGCTGGCATCTCCAACAATGAAAAAACGTTTCAATGCCACTGGTATATCAGTCAGTGCTTCAAAATCTTTAAGATGCAGCACTTCAATAACATCGCCACTGATGATCCTGCGTCCCAGTATAGCCACCATGTCATTGATGTGGAAAGTCATGAATAGTGTTCCGGTCTGCAGAAATAAACCAAATTGTTCTAGGCTAAAATCACTGTCGGTGACTTGATACATACCACGCATGCTGTAGACGCTGGTGTCGTACTTGCGATCCCTGTTTTCCAAAAACAACAGATCCTGTATGTTTCTTTCGCTTTGATTTCCATAATGCGGTATTTCGGCATTGTCCACATTTGGGTTATCTTTGGTACCTAAATATTTGTGTATAAGGACTCCGGTACCGCCAATCGTAAACATCTCGCTGATGCGCTTATCAAAATATTTAAAATCATTTGAGTGATTGTCGCGCCAAAGGCTTAAACGTGGCATAAAAATGTATCCTTATCTGATATTTAGCCCGGTTGACACAGCTCGCGATATCATATATAATACACTATGGACGCAGAATTTGAACAACGACTTCGAACTATGACCAATTCGATTTCAGTACTCAAAGATCCCACAGCACGACGACAGTTAACTGTCATGCTGAATACTGTGCTGCGAGCGCACACCGAAGTCAGTCGCGAAGCAGTGGAATGTCGGCGCCTCCACAAACCAACTGCTCGTTATATAGAATTAGTTGATAAGCGAGAACAGTTATTAACAGAATTAGAACAATATGCCACATTTGGGCTGTTGATCTATGGTTGACAAACGGGCAGAAATAGTGTATAATAACAGAGTTCCACTACATTAGGAGTACATGCATGGCAACAGTAGCTGGTATTAAGATTGCAAACAAAGTTAAAAAGACACGCAATCCCATATTTTTTGATGAGAAGTACACTGGTCCCGAACCAGCCTGGGACACAGAACGTGCCCGAGACATGACAGATGAGGATTTTGATCATCACCTGCGCCGCAGCTTCTACTACTACAACTATTACTACA